GGCGGTGGACGCCATGTTTCAAAAATTAGTGGATGCAGTGAGGCGGTGGATGTACAAAATGGGCCTCATTAAAGGGATCAAGGAGATAACCGAATACAAGGATATTGCGGCAGACGAAGAGCATTACCAGCGGGTGGCCATGTGGCAGGATCTATACCGGGGTTATTACGAACCCTGGCATAGGATCGAATATCACACCGTACAGGGGAAGAAAGCCCGGAAACGACATTCGCTGAGGATGCCGAAAGTGGTCAGCGAAGAGATGGCGCGACTCGTCTTTAACGAGAAATGCCGGATTAACATTTCGGATGAAGCGTTGGCTACGGAAATTGAACGGGTTTTCAAGCGGAACAGCTTCTATAAACGCTTCCAGGACTTTCTGGAGTACAATTACGCTATGGGCGGTATGGTGATGAAAGCTTACGCCCAGCCTTTGTCGGGGGATGGATATGAATTGAAAATCAGCTTTACAACCGCTGATTGCTTCCTCCCGATCAGCCATCAAGGCGGGAAAATTATAGAGGGGGCTTTCATCAGCCAAACCAGGCAAGGGAACAAATATTACACCCTGATTGAAAGTCACCGATGGACGACCGATCAGGGCGAAAGAATTTATCTTATCACCAATGAACTGTTTGAGTCTGATAAGCCGTCGGAATTGGGGGTAAAGGCCAGCCCGGCCAAAATGAAAGAACTTTATCCCGGGCTGGAAGCGCAAATCAAAATCAAAAATTTGACTCGGCCCCTTTTTGTCTATGTCAAACCGAATATCGCCAACAACTTCGATCCCCAATCCCCATTGGGGATTTCTATTTTCGCCAACGCCCTGGACACCTTGAAAGCGCTGGATATCGCTTTTGATTCTTTTATCCGGGAATTTAGTTTGGGCAAGAAACGAATCCTGGTTCCTGCTACCGCAATTCAAACCGTAGCAGACCCAAGGACAGGGGAAGTCAAACGCTATTTTGACGCGGAAGATGAAGTCTATCAGGCATTCAATTTCGCTGATCCGGAAAACCAGAAAATCCAGGACATGAGTGTGGAACTCCGGGTGGACGAACATGTTTCGGCCATCCAGGCGCTTTTGGATATCCTGGCCATGCAAATCGGTTTTTCCCCTGGGACGTTTACGTTCGATGGCCAGGGGGTGAAGACGGCCACAGAGGTTGTTTCCGAAAACAGCAAAACTTACCGGACAAAAAACAGCCATGAACTTTTGATTGAAGAAGCCTTGAAAGAGTTTATCGAATGCCTGGTGCAAGTGGGGGAGCTATACGGGGTTTTTAATGCTCCCCAGGAATATGACATCACCATTGATTTTGACGATTCAATTGCTCAGGACCGTGACGCGAATGCTGATTATTACCTGAAGCTAAAAAATGCCGGATTAATCAGCGCAAGAACGGCCCTGATGCGGATTTTGGACTTGACGGAGGAACAAGCCGAAGAAGAATTAAGGAGAATTGCGGAAGAAAGTCCGCTTCCCAGCGTCGATAATCTGTTCAGTGGTGAAAGCTGATGAAGGAATTGCTGGAGCGGTTGAGTGAACCTTTGTTGAGGATTTATTCGGACATGCAAGCCGATTTATTGGTGGCCATCATCAAGCGGTTGGCCGCCGATAAAACCCTTCTTGAAGATGGGGCCTTTATGGAATGGCATTTCCGCAAGTTGAACCAATTGAACGGTTTGACCCGGGAAGCCGTCACAATCATTTCCCGAAGCACGGGGATTGCTGAAAAGGAATTGATTGCGGCCATTCGCAGGGCCGGGTTTGAATCCATCAAAGACAATGAAGGGTTTTTGAAGGAGGCCCACAAACAAGGGGCGGAGGTAACGCCCCCGCCGCCCCCGGAACGCGATCCTACCATCATCAACATCCTGGACTCTTACCAGCGCCAGGCCAAAAGCCGCCTTAACCTGGTGAATTCCACCTTGATTGATCAGGTGGGTCAAACATATAGGGATATCGTAAACCGGGTGACGGCGGACATGTTGGCTGGGCTGAAGTCTCCACAGCAGGCCATGAGGGACATGGCCCGGCAGTTGGCCAGAAAGGGATTAACGGCGCTGATCGACAAGAGGGGGCGGCGGTGGACGTTGGAAGGATATGTTGGCATGATTGTTAGAACCATGTCCAACCGTATCGCCAACGAAATGCAGGAAACGCGCTTCAATGAATGGGGCGTCGATTTGGTTGAAGTGAGTTCCCATATGGGGGCACGGCCACTTTGTGCGCCGTACCAGGGGCGGATTTATACCCGGACAGGACGGGGTGGCCGTTATCCCAATTTGTATACAGATACCAGCTATGGGGAACCCGCTGGGCTTTTCGGGATCAATTGCCGACACGTTCAATATCCGTATTTCCCTGGTCTTTCCCGCCGGACTTATAAGCCCTATCCGGCAGAGGAAAACGCCAGACAATATAAATTGGAACAAATTCAACGGAGATACGAACGGGAGGTGAGGGCCGCAAAATTGGAAAAACGCTTGTTCGATCAGTTGGGAGATGAAGAAGGAGCCAAGCGGGCCGCCGAATTGGTCAAGGCCAGACAAGCACGGCTCCGCGAGTTTGTCAAAGAGAATGGCCTAACCCGGAGGTATGACCGGGAGCAAATTTATTGATTTCCTGTCCGTTTACCCGGGGTGGACGTTAAATAAAACGGGAGAAATACCCATTTAATGGGAGGTATCATTCATGGCTGAAGAAAACAAGCAACCGATGGCGGACCAGGCCGCCGATCAAAACCCTGGAGCAGTACCCGCAACGGATCAAGGGGCGCAATCGACGGATCAAGGCCAACAGGCGGCCCCAGATGCGGGAGGGAAAACTTTTTCCCAAGAGGATGTCAACAACATTGTGGCCCGGGAAGTCAAAAAGGCCCAAGAAAAGATGCTGAAACAACTGGGTATTGAAGACTTCCAATCGGCAAAGGAAGGGCTACAAAAGTTCCGGGAATGGCAGGACGCCCAAAAGACGGAAGCCGAAAAACAGGCCGAACGACTAAAGAAATTGGAAGAGTCCAACCAAACATTGGCCAATGAAAACGAAACTTTAAAGGCACAACTGGCCGCATTGGAAGCTGGAGTAAATTCCGACAGTGTGGCGGATGTGGTGATTTTGGCCAAAAACATGATGTCGGATGATCTGGATATGAAAGGGGCTATCCAGAAAGTTTTGGAAAAGTATCCGCATTTTAAAGCCTCCGCGAAGGAGGAACAAAAACCGACTTTCACGACTGGTGAACACAAAAAACCCGCCGGAGTTGATCCCTTCGTGGCGGCGCTGGGTTTGAACAAGTAAGGAGGATGATTTAAATGGCGAATGCGATTAACTACGCGGAGCAATACCGGAGTGAGCTTGATCAAGTCTTGAAGCAAAGCATGTTGACCAATGAATTGGAAACCCCCAATGTGGTTTGGATGGGAGCGAAAACTTTCCATGTTCCCACTCTTTCTGTGACGGGATACCAGGACCATTCCCGACAAGGCGGTTGGAATCGCGGAGACGTGACGGTTGAACATGAACCCTATACCCTCCAGTTTGATCGAGATGTTGAATTCTTTGTCGATCAAATGGATGTAGACGAGTCCAACCTGGCCGCATCCGTTGCGAACATTACCCGGGTGTTTTTGCAAGAGCATGCCGGGCCGGAGGTCGATGCTTATCGGTTTGGGAAAATGGCCCAACATGCTATTGCACAAGGAAATAGCACTGAGGAGACAGTTGATCCTACGACGGTATACAACCGGCTGAAGGCCGACATTCTGAAGGTGCGGAAATACGGCCCCAGCAACTTGATTGCTTACTTGTCCAGTGAAGCCATGGACGCCCTGGAGCGGGCTGACGGATTCACCCGAATGATTCAGGTGCAAAACCAAGGCACGGCAATTGAAACCCGGGTGACTTCCCTAGATGGTGTTAGGTTGGTGGAAGTGTGGGACGTGGAGCGTTTCAACACGGCCCATGATTTCACCCAAGGGTTTGTCCCCGCAGGCCAAGACATCAACTGGGTGATCGTGTACCGCGGTGCGGTCGTGGCCGTGACGAAAATTAATTCGATCTACATGTTTGCACCTGGAGAGCATACCCAAGGCGACGGATACCTGTATCAGAACCGCATGTACCATGACCTGTTCGTGATGAAAAACAAAGCGGATGGAATCGTTCTTTCCGCTAAACCCGCCTCAGCAGGATAAGGAAGGGTGAAGGTAAATGAAGAAATTCCAAAAAGGAAACGTGATTCTTAGGGCTGAAACCCCCGCGAAAGAGCGGGAACTTTTGGCCCGGGGGTTTGAGGAAGTAAAGCCCAAAAAGAAGAAAGTAGATAAAAATAATGCACCCTCTAAATGAGGGTGCCCCTCTTTTAAGGGGGTGCAGATGATGGCCTATATTGATGCCATCTATTACCGGGATGTGTTCAAAGGGGCGGATGCCGGGGAAGAATTGGAGCGTTACATTGAACGGGCCAGTGATTTGGTGGATCAGATAACGAACTACAAAATCCGGGATTTTGAAGCGCTCCCCCCGTTCATCCAGGAACAAGTGAAAAAGGCGACCGCCGCACAGGTCGAATTTTATGTCCTTCAGGGTGGCCCGGAAGGGGTAGACAGCAACGACGGGAATTTCAACCAGGTGGCCATCGGTTCCTTTGAGTATCAGACCGCCCGGATGGGCCAACAAACCCCTGCCGGAAAGCAGGAACACCGGGTGTCTCCAGCAACGCTGGCCTACCTGGAGCCCACTGGCCTGCTTTATCGGGGAGTGGGCATTTATGGCTGTTAAACCGATCCCCAAACGCCTATTAATCCATTCGGTTGATTACCGTGAATATATCCAGGACGACCGCTGGGGTGATCGATATGCTGATCCCATCACTCTCCGATTTGTCCGGGTGGAGCCTGCAACCGTTTTGAATCGGGACGCAACCAAAGAGGAAATCCCCGCCCGGGCCATTTTGTTCCTGGACCGGGTTTTTACCCGACCTTTTGTGAAGCCGAAAGAAAAGTCCAAAGTAGTATTTGATGGCCACGAATACGAAATCCATGAGGTGAAGGCCCTTTATGCTTTCGGGCCTGATGCCCACCACTTCGAGGTGGTGTTAGTTTGAGTGTTCGGGTGCGAATTGAGACAAAGCAGATAAAACCAAAAGTGAAAAAAGCGGTTGAACAGGCCCAGCGGGTGGTGGACAGCCAAGTATTGAAAGACTCCAACCGGTATGCCCCAATGGATACCGGAAACTTGATCAATAGCAGTCTTCGGGCTTCCCAAATAGGCCAAGGCCGCCTTGTGTGGGATACCCCCTATGCAAGACGGCTTTACTATAACCCCCAATACAACTTTTCAAAGGCCCGAAATCCACAGGCTGGTGGCCTTTGGTTCGAAAGGGCCAAATCACGGCATAGTCGAGAATGGGCTGAGGTTGCCAGGAAGGCCATCAGGGGGAAATTGTGATGGATTTTCTGGATAAGATTGTGGATTACATCGAAACAAACCTTGGGTTGTATTCTCCCATTCGAATTGGGATTTTAGGGCCGCAAAACAGTATTGCCATTCGGCCCACTCCTGGTTCCCTTCCTGATGGATACTTGAATGGGGACCGGATTAGAGGGTTTTCGTTTCAAATCCTCACCCAACACGAAAATCCCCACACGGCTTATACCACCCTGGAGGAAATCACCGATTTGTTGGACGCCATGGATGTGGCCATCCAGGGGGATGGATACACCATGGTTTCTTGTGCGGTTTATACTGCACCGAATTTTGTTGAAGTCACTCCGCAAGGATACCACATTTATACGGCCTTGTTTGAAGCGGAGTTGTTAAAGGAGGTTGGGGCAAATGGCTGATGAAGGGTTGCTCGTACAATCCAAACATCTGTTTGAAATCAACATTAATCCTGGCGGCACCACGCCGGAATGGGCAAGATTGGCTAAGGGGTTCAACTCCTTTGAGCCGTCCACCAACGAAGAGACCGACCAAACCAATTACCTGGATGGGGAAGGGTTTGGAACTACCACAGTAATGGGAGCGCAACTGACCTTGACTTTCACCGGACACAGATATTATGGTGATCCGGCCCAAGACTGGATTTTCTCTAGAAGGATGACGATTGGTACTGACCGCGAAACGGAATTCCGCTGGACCCAGCCCAATGGGGATGTCATTGAAGGCCCTTGCACCATTGCTGAAATTACTGGACCCAGTGGTGAAGCCAACGCTAAAGGGGAAATCAGCGTGTCAATCCATCTGAATGGAAAACCGGAATATACCCCTGGGGATGGTAGCGGGGGCGGTGGTGATGTCGAAGGTTGATCGGAGGCGGGGATTTCCCCGCCTTCCCCTCTTTTAGGGAGGGCCAAAAATGAAATTGACTGATCGGTTTGATGATGTCATTGAATACAAAGGCCGGGAAATCCGGCTTAACTTGTCTTTTGATGTGGTCCTTCGTTCTTTTGAGTTGGTAAAGGACCCCCATTTCACTGATGCTGAAAAGATCGAACTGCTGATCCATATGTTTGTGGCAAACCCTGAATCTGTAGTGGATTTAGGGCCGCAGGAAAAAGGATTAATTGTCAAAACGATATTTGATCACTTCATCAATGACGGGGACGAACCAAGCGGCGAAAAACCCTTATATGACCTGGAGAAGGACGCGGAATATATCTACGCTTCCTTCATGTATGACTATGGAATTGATTTAATTGAAGCCCAAGGCAAATTGCATTGGAAAAAGTTTAAGGCCCTGCTCGTGGGACTCAGCGATGACAGCATGTTTAAACGAGTGATAGCCATTCGAGCGGCTGAGATTCCGCCGCCGAACAGATATAACCAGAAAGAGCGGCGGCAGTTAATCGAATTGAAACGGGCCTTCAGTTTAGACCGGGTTGAAACGGTTGAGGACATTGACAAGCGGTTCGATGAATTGGCCGTGATAATGAAAAATTGGGCCAAAGGAGGAAATAAACATGGCAATCCGAATCGAAGAGAAAAAGGCGGAAATCCCTGTTGAAATTGGAGAACTTAAATTTTCCTTTAAAGTCACCGATGATGCGGTTTTAGACTTCAGAAAGAACAGCCTGGCCGTGATGGAAGAATTGAAGGGCCTTCAAATAAAACCAGATGAAGAAGATGAAACAATCATGGAAAAGGTGAAAGAGGTACTCCAAAAGGGGTTTGACACGATTTTGGGTGAGGGGGCATTTGAAAAAATTTATGACATGACACCCTCTGTGTTTTTGCTTATGAGGTATTTTGAACAGTTGGCCGCTGGCCTGGCCGAGGAACTGAAAAACATGGGCGCTTTGGAAGTATTGAATCAAAGAGCGGAAAATTATCTTCAGAAAAAGTGATTTCTGGATTTTTGGCCGTCGTCGAAAGGCAGGTGAGATAATTGGCAGATGGTAAGGTAATTATCGACGTTGAATTGAATGAAGGAAAAGCCGTTCGGGGCGTTGATAACGTTAATAGACGTCTTGGGACGATTGTATCAAGTGGCCGCCGAGCGGCGGCAAGTATCCGGAATATGGTCACAGCCCTGGGATTGACGGCGGCGGCGGCCAAAGCCATTAACATGGTATCGAACGCCCTTGACGGGGCCATTTCCAGATATGACACCCTAAAAGGTTTCCCCGCCGTCATGGAGCAAATCGGTTTCAGCACCGAAGAATCCAGAAAGGCCATCCAGCGCCTTTCTGATGGCGTCCAGGGCCTTCCTACTACCCTGGACAGTGTGGCCAAGACAACCCAGCGCATCGCCACCATGACCGGGGATCTGGAAGGGGCAGTAGAAACAACCCTTGCCCTGAACAATGCCTTCATCGCTTCAGGGGCCAGTGTGGCGGATGCTGAACGCGGATTAGAACAATATATCCAGATGCTGGCCAAGGGCGAAGTTGATTTGCAATCCTGGCGCACCCTCCAAGAGACAATGGGGGTGGCCCTGAACGATGTGGCCAAGGCGTTCGGCTTCGCCGGGAAATCGGCGCAAATGGACCTTTACCAGGCGTTGAAGGATGGAAGAATTACATTTGATGAGTTTAACGCGAAACTAATCGAGCTTAGCAACCAGACAGGGGGATTTGCGGACCGGGCCAGAACGGCGGCAGGCGGTATCAGAACGGCCTGGACCAACATGAATACCGCCGTTGTTAGGGGAGTCACTAACATTTTGGAAGCCATTGACGAAGTGTTGGCCGATACTCCCCTTCAAAGCATTGAAAACGTCATTAAAAACATCGGGGATGCCTTTTTTAATGGATTGGATGGGGTGGCTCAGTTCATCAAGGGCCTGAAAGATAGCATGGGTGAAGTCAATTCGTTTGGGGACTTTATCCAAGGGCTATTTCAGGCCATTGCCGAAAACGTACCCTCAATTCTCCAAGGTATCCTTAATAAATTCGCTGAGTATTACCCTAAATGGGTAGAAACTGGAATAACCAATGGCCAAAAATTGCTGGAAGGGTTGCTCCAGGCCATCCCTCAGTTGTTGGAAACCATTCAACAATTCATCCAGCGCTTTGTTCAAGTCTTTATGGAGAATTTCCCGTCAATCAGTGAAACCGGGATGCAGTTTATTACTGCATTGATTAATGGCATTGTTTTGATGCTCCCTCAACTCATTGAAATGGCCGGTCAGCTTATTTCTTCATTGATCGAAACCATCGGCGCTTTGCTTCCTCTTCTTATTGAAACGGGGATTCAAGTATTAATTAAGTTGATTGAGGGGATCATCAATGCCCTGCCGTCGCTGGTAAAGGCCGCAGTGCAAATCATTGATACGGCGGTCCAAGTGATTTTGGAGAATCTGCCGAAGATCCTTCAAGCAGGGATTGACCTGTTGTTCGCCCTTGTGGACGGGATTATTAATAATCTGCCCGCATTGATCCAAGCAGCCATTGAATTGATCATAAGATTGGTAGCAACTCTTATTAAGAACTTGCCCAAAATCATTCAGGCTGGGATCGAAATTCTTTTGGCCCTGATTGAGGGGCTGATTAAAACCATCCCCACACTGGTGGGTGCAATCCCCAAAATTGTAGACGCCATTTTCAAGGCGTTCGCCAAAGTTGATTGGAAAAAAATCGGGAAAGACATCATCAACGGGTTGATAAAAGGACTTACTTCCTTGGCATCTAGCGTATGGCGAAAGGCCCAGGAAATCGCCGATGGTGTAAAACGCCGGATTAAAGAAGCCTTGAAAATCGGCTCCCCCTCCAAAATTATGATCGAAATGGGGGAATTCACAGGCGAAGGCTTGGCCATCGGGTTGGATCGAACCGTTCGGGATGTCATGCGAAAAGCCCAATCGCTGGCCCAGGCGGCGGTTCCCGAAATCCAACCGCTTTCCATTCAGCCGACCATGGGGGCCATGGCCGTGGCCGGAACAGGCGGCGGGGCAATCGGAGATATCTATATTCGCGATAACATTTTCCACATCCGAGAGGAAGCCGATATCGTGAAGGTTTCCCGTCAGTTGTTTAAGATGGCTTTGGAACAATCCCGCGGGCCGGGGGTGAGGTTATAATGTTCAACTTCAACGGAAAAAGCGCCAAAGACTTTCCCTGGTTACGAGTAAAAAGCATAACCGGAAGCATCTTGCCCCCGCTCCAACGGCGGTATATCACCGTCCCCAGTAAGCCGGGGGCTTATCATGCAGGGCGGGATGTGGGGATTCGTCAGGAACGGATTACAATTAAAGTGAACGGCGGAACCATGGAACAATTGATGGAGCGCCGGAGAATCCTGGCCGAATGGTTGGATACAGAGCAAAGCGCTCCATTTTTCTATGACCATGAACCGCATCGAATTTATAGGGCGGTTCTTTCTGGGGAAACCAACCTCGATCAAATCCTCTATTATGGCGAAGCAGAGCTAATTTTTGAAATGCCGGACCCCTATGCCGAATCCAGAGACAAGAAAACCGCTTTGCTTCAGGGAACGGCAATACGCAAACTTTTTACCGATTTCAGCGAAGAAGGAACCTTGATTGACCTGGTGGCCGATGAAAACGGCATGCGATTGGCCAAAGAAGGACAAGACTTTATTGTGGGAACAGATACCAATTGGGAAGAAGGGACCCATAACAACACGGTTGAAGTGAACAACGAATATTTGCAGTTAAAGAAGGGGCCAGACATTGAACGAATTTATCCGGATCAAATTGATTGGGATGATCCGGAAAACGTTCAGGATGGGATGGGCAATTTGGACGATTACTTAGGATTGGTCGATTTACCGCAATGGAATTTTGTAGACTACATGTGGGATTACGAAGAGAATTGGCGCATCCAAAGTCCAACGGCGGGCGGAGAAGTAATTCAGGAGGAAGATTATGTCACCATTAGAGGAACAGCATCAGGGGCGAATTTTGGGATTGACACCCAATATAACACCAATCCTGATGTAATTGTTCGATTTCCTTGTACGGTTTATATCTTATACCGGGGCCGGAATTCGGATGGTGCGAGGTTTATTATTGAAGATGGTTCAACTTATGCATTCACTATCCGGTTTCAGGGAGACGACGACAATACCTGGAACCATTATTGGATTCGTTGCACCACCACAGAAGCCTATGTTTATAAAAACGGAACTTTAATTGATACGGTGTCCGTCAGGAGCGGCGGCGGAGCCGCCAATCAGATGCAACTTGATATCCAAAATGGGACCAGTGCGGATTTTGATATTGGGGCTGTTTACGTAGATTGGGACTATGACAAGGGGCCGCCCCCGACGGATGGATGGTTTTCAGGAACCTGGGAGACCCCTTATATTGACCTGTCCCCTGTTTCGTTGGCACAAAGCGCCTCCATCGGTTGGGCGTTTTGGTATTTTTCCTACAACTGGGAATGGGAAGAAGACGTAACAAGTTTTGCGGACGCGCGGATTGAGTACCAATTGCGCAAGGATGGTGTGGAACAGGGGTGGAAAACGATTTTTGATAATCCCTTCGATGAGGGGGTAAAGGATTTTTTCATCCCCGACATTCCCCCGGGAACAGATTTGAGCGGAACGGAGATTAAAATAAGGGTTTCCTTCAAAACGCGGGACCCAGAAGGTAGGCCTTTGCTGGAATTCTTAGAACTCCGGTTTACGAGTCAATATCTTGCCAGTGGATATTGGGAGTCTCCTATTATTAGCGATGTTCGGCAGGTGGGAAAGGCGGAACGCTCAGAAGTCACGTGGGCCATCAATTCCCAGCCTCAGGGTACGTCTGTTGGGTTCTATGTCAGGTATCGCCTTGACAGCGAAGAAGATTGGTCGGAATGGATCGAAGTAGAAAATAGCGGGGACCCCTTCCCGGAAATTACTCCCGATACGGATTTGTCAAATGCCCAAATCCAATACCGGGTGGAACTTTCTACGTCCGATACCGGAGTCACGCCCTCTGTGGATTGGGTCAGATTGGGATTCTATACTGGCTATAAACCGTCAGGACAATGGCTGTCGCCGCCTATTTCCTTGGCTCCCGCAAATATCATTGGTGATTCCCGCATCTTTTGGACCTGGAGCGGCGAAGAAACTGTCCAAGTAGAAGCCCGATTGAATGGAGGAGATTGGCAATCTGTAACCAATGACGGGGAAATCCCGGGAGTCCGAGGGACAGAGGGGGCCACCCTGGAAATCCGAGTCACATTAAGCACATCCGATATCAACAAAACCCCAGAATTTTATTTGTTAGAAGTGATGGCCAGAGAGCAAAGCGAAACGGAAATTGTATATGAAGGGACGGAATCCGGATTTCCCCGGTTATTAATCGATGTAACAGATGAAGTAGATGAAATCCGCATCATGCACCTGGAAACCGGAAAATTTATCCTACTCCAGGATGATTTTGAACCCGGGGATCAGATCGTGGTGGACCACTATGAAGAGACAATTACGCTAAATGGAGTTTACCGGCTCAACTTCCTGAATATCCGGAGCCGGTTTTTTAAGTTGGTTAAAGGAACTAACAGCTTTGAGATATCACCTGAAACGGGTGTAGTGGTCAAGTTGGAGTGGGTAGAGAGGTGGAAATGAATGGAACCCCTGCCGATTTGGATTTTCACTAAAGACGAAGAATTGGTCGTAGTATTGGGGGATTCCCCGCAGGGATGCCCCTATTATGATGCGGTTTTGACCGAAACCCTAAACGGTGTGGATAAATTGGAATTCTCTATCCCTGGCGATCACCCCCGGGCTGAACATGTAGTCCGGGGGTGTATCGCTGTTGTCCAAACCCTTGAAGGGGATTTCCGGGCCTTTCGGATCAAAACCCATACACAGGGTTTTGGCGAAGATGGCATCCGGTATCGGCAGTTTTATGCCGAAGACATCGCAGTGGACGAATTAAACGCCGCCCCCGTCATTGACCGCAGGCCCAACAACCCCCTTGACGCACTCATTGGGGCGCTTGAAAACAGTCTTTGGGAAGTTGGGCAAGTAGATAGCGGATTCCCGGAAGCCTCAACCAACTTTTATCATGAAACCGCCATGTCTTGCCTTCAGAAGATGGCCGAAACTTGGGGCGGGGAATTCCGCTTCAGGATCGAACATGATGGGCGGCGGATCACAGCCCGGTATGTGGATTTTCTGAGACAGCGCGGAGAAGATACCGGGTTTAGGGTTACGGTTGGAAAGAATATGAGAACGTTGGAAGGGGAAGAAGACATTACGGCTTTGGCCACAGCGCTGTATGGATATGGCCGAGGAGAAGAGCATGAAGAAACCGGGGGCTTTGGCCGTCGGATTTCTTTTGCTGATGTGGAATGGAAGAAGGAAAACGGGGACCCTGTTGACAAACCACTTGGCCAGGAATGGGTGGGCGATCCGGAAGCCCTGGCCGTTTGGGGCCTCCAAGGAGGCACCGTCCATCGGTTTGACTTCGTTATCTTTGAAGATATTGAAGACCCGGAAGAGTTATTGCGGTTAACCTGGGAAGAGCTTCAGAAAAGAAAGGCCCCCCAAGTCAATTACCGGGTGGGGTTAATTGATTTGGAATACACTGAAGGCCGAAGCCATGAAGCAACCCGGATCGGAAATTGGGGGCTTGTTATTGACGACGACTTCAAACCCCCATTGGAGTTTAAGGCCCGAGTGGTTGAAAGAAAAATCCCTCTGAGGGAACCCGATAAGGCCGAATTGACATTGGGCCATGTTGTCCCCACACTGACAGATATTGTGAATCGGGCTGATCGGAATTCCCGCAACGCAATTCAAATCGGCGATCCGATCAGCCTTTTGGATTCAAGGTTTCAAACTTTAACAGACGAACTCAACAGAACCCCTGGATTTGTTTACATTACGCCTACGGACGGATTGTTGGTGACGGACAAACCCAAAGATCAAAATCCCACCAGCGCCATCCGGTTAAAAGGTGGGATGTTAGCCATTGCCAACGAATGGGACCCAGCAAAAGGAGACTTTAATTGGAGAGCGTTCGGGACTGGTGACGGTTTTACGGCCAGTATGTTGACGACCGGGACTTTAAACGCGAATTTGGTTGAAATCACTTCGACTGACCTCCAAACCGGCAGAGAGCGCAGGATCGAGATTTACGACGGAGGGTTGCTTAGCTATACCGAAGATTACCTGACGGTAGCTTTATATGGCCATTCGTTGTACGTATTCGATCATGGGAAATATTCAGATGGGACAAATACAGGAAATGTGACTGGAGCAGTAGGGTTGGCATGGGCTCACCGAGGAGATGACCCGCCGGATCAATTCAACGCGCGGGGTATCGACGTGACTACTTTTCATGAAGTCTTAATGTTATCAAGAGCTTTACCAGAAGATCCAGGCACCATATATGAATCCGCTTTTTACTGGAACCGGGGGCAACAACGGGCTTTTGTGTCAGGACCTACATCTGAGGGGGATTATGATAAATTTTGGCGCTTACAACTCCTTTCCCAACATCCTCGTGACAACTCCATATATGATTCCCCTATGATCGAATTAGGAATCGGAGATATCCAAGGCCAACACGATTCCAGTATTTATTGTGTAATTGGTGATCGAGAAAACGGCGGAGCCGGCCGCCACTTTAGCATTTACGAACACCGGAACACGTCAGGAAATAGATACCGGGCTATGTCTCTTACACCAAATGAGCTTTATTTGAACCGAGAATACCTAGTATTTTCGCAACCAGGAGGAACAGCAGAAAGGGGATGGATTTACGCCGCATCAAATGCGTTGGTGTTCTATAAAAACAGTAACAACTACTTTGGTATAAACCTTGCCGATCCTTCATTTGGAGTCGTCCTCAATGGTACAGCCCGTTTTGTCGTCTCACCAAGTGGCAAAACGGGCGGCGTCGTCGAGCTTTCCGACGGAAAGACCTGGGGCATGTCTCCGATGGATAGCCCGCAAGTACTGATCGAGGATGTCTATTGGGACGTGACCCTGGAAGAAGAAGAATTTTTTGTCCCCATCGACAAGAAATTTTCGGAGGCGGTGGACGGCGAATACGCCGTGTTCCCAAGTCGGGGGGATGTAGAAGTGATTAAAAAATTGCCGGAAGGTTTCCATGTCCGGGGGCCCGTCGGAAAAGCGGTGGATTTTCGGGTGATCGGAAAACACCGTGACAACAAAGATGTTTACTGGACAGACATGGACGAAAAGACGAGACCGATTAAAAATGCGGCGATGGAAGTTGAAACAAAATTGATGGCGGCAAGACAAGAAAAGACAATTGATAATCGGCCTGAACCCCCTTCAGAAATTCAAAGGAGGTACTATTATGAGCAACCAAAAATCCACCCCCGCAGAAATGGAAAGGATTCCAGTGGAATTGATCGTGCAGGATACGAAGAACAAAATCATGGAAATCATTCGGAGTAACGGGCTGGGGACCACAATCAATCGGTTGATTTTGCAAGAAGTTAGGGAAATCTTGGCCATTGAAGAGCAACAAATTATTAGGAGGTTGGAAGAAGAAGAAGCGAAGAAGAAAGCAAAGGCCATGAAAGGGGGCGATCAAACGTAACCTTTCAACTCTGTTTCATTAGGGGAGGTACAAATGTTGAGCACCCAAGATATAGACAGGATATTAAACCGCCTTGACAAGATTGAGGAGGGACAAAAAGAACTCCTCAAATCTATTGCGAAAACGGATCAATTAATAGCAAAGATGGATCAAATCAACCAAAACCATGACAGGCGAATCACCAATTTGGAAAACCGCTTTTGGTGGTTTATCGGATTGTGGGTTGCCGGGGCCATTGGCCTCGTTTTTTATATGATCCAACGCATACAATAGGAGGTTGATAATTATGGTGGGTTTTGATGATGCAGTATTGACAGGTTTGATTGTCGGTTTGGTGGAATTGGCCAAAAGAAGCGGATTGCCTGCAAGATGGGCACCCCTTTTATCCCTGGCGTTGGGAGTAGCGGCAGGGATTTTCGTTGTCTCCCCGGGGGATGTCGTTCAGGGAATCCTGGCCGGGGTGGCCATGGGGTTGGCGGCCGTGGGGTTGTTTAGTGGGGCCAAAAATGTTGTGAAAGGGAGTGGAACGAATGGCTAAAAAAGTTTTCCTTGACCCAGGACACGGCGGCTCCGATTCCGGGGCTGTGGCAAATGGGCTTAAGGAAAAGGATTTGACCCTGAAAATTGCCCTGGCCACAGAAAAGTATCTGAAAGAAAAATATCAGGATGTTTCCGTTAAACTGAGCCGAAGAACCGACAAAAAAATTTCCCTGTCAGCCCGAGCCGATATGGCCAATGAGTGGAGGGCTGACTTCTTTGTTTCCATTCATATCAATGCAGGAGGTGGAACAGGCTTCGAGTCGTACATTTTTAACGGTTCGGTTTCTTCAAAGACTAAGGAATATCAAAAGAAAGTTCATCAAGTCATCGCCGCCGGAGACGGTTGGGCCGACCGGGGGATGAAGCGGGCTAACTTCGCTGTTCTCCGCGAGACCCGGATGTCTGCCCTATTGACCGAAAACGGCTTCATTGACCGGAAAGAGGACGCGGCCAAGCTGAAGGACCCGGCTTTTCTCAAGAAGTTGGGGCGCCTCCACGCGGAAGGAATCGCGAAGGCGTTCGGCCTTCGGAAGAAGGCCAAGCCTGCTCCGAAG